AAATACCGAGGAGTTTAATCATGCAAATCAGAACACAAACAGGGCAAGTAATGTACGAAGCAGAATTTCGTGCATACACAAAAGCCAATAATGGCCCATCATGGGACATAACAACAACTGAAGTCTTAGAGGCTTTGGGTGCTGATGTAGTCTTTGAAGGCCCACAAGCTACTGGTGGTACTGTTTACCAATACTCTCAAGCCTCTGGTGTTGAGCAGATTGATGGTAAGTGGTACACAAAATATATCCTTGGCCCTGTGTTTACAGATACTACTGTCGATGGCGTAACAACTACAGCCCTTGAGCATGAGACTGCTTACAAAGCAACTAAAGATGCTGAACAGGCTAAGAGTGTTCGTGCTTCAAGGGATGAGAAACTAAAAGACTGTGATTGGACACAAGTAGCTGATGCTCCTGTTGACAAAGCAGTATGGGCTACCTATCGTCAAGCCTTGCGTGATGTAACTACGCAGACAGGTTTCCCTTGGACTATTACATGGCCTGATGCACCATGACACAAGAAGTCACCCACGAACAAATCTACGAGCGACTGATTGCAGTTGAAAATAAGGTGGATAGCATAGACAAGAACACAAGTGGTCTTGTAGAGGCTATAAAGGCTCTTGATGGGGCTTTTAAAGTACTAGGTTGGATTGCTTCTGCTGCCAAGCCTATTCTATGGGTGGGTGCGCTGATTATGGCTGCTGGTGCAGTCTGGCAGACTTGGGTTAAAAAATGAGAGATTGGGCTGTGGCTTTTACTACCGCAGTCCTTTTTTGCATTACTGTTGTCTGGTGTTTTTACATCATCGTTTGGGCTATGACGTGAAATGGCTACTGGTGCTTTCAACCTTGTTTACATTGGTAGCATCTAGTAAAGAAAAAACTGAATATCGTTGTGTCAGATGGGCATGGACAGGTGATGTTTACAACCGAAAGGTAGTATGCCTTGAGTGGCAAAAGGTTGAGAAAAAATGATACTTAGCCCCGAAGACGCATTGGATGGCTTACAAAATGCCATCAATCTTGTTAAGAAAGCACAAGCCGTTGCCAAGGATTTAGGCGGTCTAGGGGTGATGGTTGGGCGACTGTTTGACGCCAAGAGCCAAGCTACAAAGGCGATGGTTCAAGCCAAGCGGTCAGGCAACAAGAGTAACTTTGCCATAGCAATGCAGATAGAAAATGCTTTGATGAATACGGCTAAGTTGGAATCCCAGCTTCAACTGCTTTATATGCAGACAGGCAACGTGGACGTATGGAATAAAATCAAGGCTAGAGCCGCAGAGATGGATAGGGATGATGCCATAGCTGCAAGGGATGAAAAGTTAGAAGAAAAGAGGCGCAAAGAAAAAGAACAGCGAGACTTTGAAATTGGTTTGGCTGTTGGTGGTGTTATCTTTGTGCTGTTTCTAATTGTTGTAGGTTTGATTGAATTAAAAGAATTCTGCGATACAACTCGCAGATGTGGGCGATGAATGAGTATCAAAAGACCTTTGATGAACTGCTCAAATGGTGGATTCGTGGGGCAGTGGCGTGGTACGTGCTAGGTTTTTTGCAGTTCCTGCCAGATGAGTTGGCTTCAAAAATTGTCGGTAAACTACTTGGAATGATTGGACTTGGATAATGCTTTCACTATTTTCTACACTCGGTGGCTTGTTAATCTCAGGCTTACCAAAACTCCTAGACTTTTTCCAGAACAAAGATGACCAAAAGCATGAGTTAGCTTTGGCTCGTGTTCAAGTAGAACTTCAACTACAGATGATGGCTCAAGGGTTTAAGGCTCAAGAGCGCATGGAGGAGATTCGCACAGACCAGATTGCCATGCAAACAGATGCCCAGATGACAGAAGCTGCTTTGAAGCATGATGAGAAAATCATGGAAAGAGCAAGCACTTGGGTGGTGAACTTTGTAGGTACTGTAAGACCTATCGTGACTTACATCTTTATCTTCGAGTTGTGTGCAATTAACGCATGGATTGCCTATTACGTTTACAGCAGACCTAGTTTAGTCAACAACATGGATGACTTGATTCGGATTACTGACGTTATTTTCTCAAGCGATGAAATGGCAATGCTTGGAGGAATTATCGGGTTTTGGTTTGGCTCACGTTCATGGGCTAAGAAATGAAAATCAGCGAAAAGGGCGAACATCTGATGCACTTCTTTGAAGGCTACAGAAACAAGCCTTATCGGTGTTCTGCTGCCATTTGGACTGTTGGGTGGGGTCACGCTATGTATGCAGACCAATTAGCCTTGCCAAACGTGCGTAAAGAGGGTTACACAGGGCTTATCAGGTCTGACTACCAACTAAAAGGGGAAGACAATCGTGTCTGGTCTAAAGATGAACTGGTCAATCTGTTCAAGGTTGACATCAATACTTTTGAACGTGGTGTTCTTCGACTTTCTCCTAATCTTGCTAGTCATCAAAGCAAATTCGACGCTGTTGTCTCTTTTGCGTACAACGCAGGGTTAGGCAACTATCAACGCTCTACCATTCGCATGAAGGTAAATCGTGGGGATTGGGAAGGGGCAGCAGAGGCTTTTATGTCATGGACTAAGGCTGGTGGTAAGGAAGTGGCGGGGCTTGTCAAAAGACGCAAAGCAGAAGTAGCTTTGTTTTTAAACTAAATTGTCATAAATACTGTATAAGGTGTTGAAATGTCTAACATTCCTACGCCAGAACACGCTGAATTGTTCGCACAAAGTGTCAAAAAGTGGCAACAAGTTCTGAGTTTGGGTGATTGGAGAATCGAGAAGGGCATCAAGCCAGCCAAGGAAGCTATGGCTTCTGTTGAGTTTAATCAAGCTGCTAGATTGGCTACTTATCGACTTGGTGACTTTGGTGCTGAGAAGATAACACCTGAGAGCCTAGATAAGACAGCACTTCACGAGTTACTTCATGTTTTCTTACATGACTTAATGTGTACAGCCACAGACCCTAAATCCTCTGATGAGGAAATAGAGATGCAAGAGCATAGGGTTATTAACTTGCTAGAAAACTTACTCTCTAAGGATTCCAATGGGCAACCATAATCAGACCTGCACAGACACCGAATTTATACAGTTATGGGGTCAACTTCAGTCTGCTGCAAGAATAGCTGAACACCTTGATATTGCAACCCGAGCAGTTCATTTGCGTAGAAGGTGGATTGAAAAACAATACAACATGAAGCTAAATGCCAAAGACCATCGTGGTGCTTTGTATGACAAAAGCAGACCTAAATCCTTTTCCCCTTTAAAGCAAATAAACCTTGGCATAGAGGACGGAACAGTTATTGTGTTTTCAGATGCCCACTTTATCCCAAGTCAGCGCACAACAGCGTTTAAAGGGCTTCTATGGGCTATCCAAGAGTTCAAACCCAAGGCGGTGATATGTAACGGAGATGCTTTCGATGGTGCGTCTATCTCTCGCCATGACGTAACTGACCAACCACAGACTTCTGTTATCCAAGAGTTAAAAGCTACGCAAGGTGCGTTGGGTGAGATTGAAGAAGTAGCTAAAGCAGCGAGACACAATGTAAAGCTAGTGTTTACATGGGGTAATCACGATATTCGGTTTGGCAACAGATTAGCCCAACACGCACCACAATTTAAAGAAGTTCAAGGCTTTAAGCTGACAGACCATATCCCAGATTGGGACTTCTGTTGGGCAGTATGGCCTACTGAGCAAGTCATTATCAAGCACCGATACAAAGGTGGTGTTCATGCCACTCATAACAATACTGTTAATGCTGGTGTGTCAATCGTTACTGGACACTTGCATAGCTTAAAAGTCACTCCATTTTCTGACTACAACGGGTGTAGATACGGAGTAGATACAGGGACATTGGCTGAGACTGATGGGCCACAATTTACTTATGCCGAGATAAACCCAAGTAACCACAGAAGTGGATTTGCTGTGCTGAACTTCTTTAACGGACAATTACTGTGGCCTGAGTTAGTCCATAAGTTTGACGAAGACCAGATTCAATTTAGGGGCGAAGTTATTGATGTAGGTGCATTTTGAGTGCTTGGCTCATCATTCTGACAGGGGCAATTTACGCCTATATCGCTGCTGAACAGCTAGTGAAAGGTAACCCAAGCATGGCTGTTGTGTACGCAGGTTATGCCTTTTCAAACGTGGGCCTTTACCTGTTGGCTAAGTAGCATCTCTCTGGAAGACTCCGTTAGGCAATAGTATGCCCTTGCGATTCTTAATCTGGTCATACGCAACTTCCATGCAGTTTACTAGATTTATGTCTTGCAGCACACAGTAATTGATGAGACAGACCATAACATCCCCTACTGCGTCTATGACTGCTTCCTTATCGTGCTTGATGGTTGCATCAGCCAGTTCACCCATCTCTGATACTGCTTTGAGTAGCTGAGACTCTGGGTTGCTGTTAGGAATAATCTTTCTGGCTTCTGACCATTGGATTATCAACATTTCTATTCGTGCGTATGACATTGCCATTCCCTTTCGTTTCTACCTGAGTTTGATTTAACTGTTTTACCTGTAAGTTCAATAAGTCCCAAGACTTTCATTTCGTTTAATCGTCTAGCAACCTGACTACCATCTAGGTTAGTCAATGCTGAGATGCCATCTTTGCCAAGCGCACCATGCTTTTGTAAGCACTCTAGGATAACTTG